ATATAGTAATCTTATTTCTGGAGTATAAATATTTTAATATCTATTTTTTTTATTATTCAATTGTAAATTCACCTACTATAATGACTATCATTACTATTCAAGGATATAATTGTTTTTCATGATTTTTAAATACTCGTGCTGGATTTGATTGTAAATCTAAATACATAATGTTATAAGGTTCACTATGTACTTCATCATACATTTTTAAGAAGTTTTCCTGACCTCCTACTAAATCTCCATATTCCTCCATCACTTTCATTTTTTCGGCGGTATTTTGTAATCTACAAATAATTATAGCATTAGCATTATTCCTTATAAGTGGACTTAAATTTTTAAAACTTTGTGTAGTTATGCAGTAAAAATTTAAATAATGACGGAAACGGGTGGAAAAGAAACTAATACTATCATTTCTACTTAATCCACCACCTCCTTTATGAGTTAAACAATCATCTAAAATTAATGCTCTGGTGGGTCTCTCTTCTTTTGGATATTGAGATTGTTCTTCTTTTATTCCTTCAATTAAAGTATCATCAAAAGTATCATTACAATCAAAATATTTATCTAGTATTTTTCCTTTATTATCACTATATAATGTAGTAGATATGATTTGAACTATTTCAAACATTCCTTTATAAAAATCATTATTGCATAATAGATTAATTATATAATTACTTTTACCAGATTTAACGGATCCTATAATAATCATTAAACAAGGCATTTTACATAAATTTTCATGAATTTTTTCAAACTTATCATTTTCAGGAACATCTTTTACTTTTTTAATCTTTGGAACTTTTCCTTTTTTATCCATTTATATTATAGTATTATATTTTATTTTAATATATTTAATTTAAAAACAATCACCATATATTCCTGCTGTAGATTTCCATCCACTCGTAGCATGTTGAATTTTATTTAACATTTCTTTTTTTTCTCGTTGGATCATCTGTTCTTCTTTCTTTTTCTTTTTTTGTGCTTTTCTTACAGCATCATATTTAGTTATTGCTTCTAATTGTGCAGTATATAAATCTTCTTTAGTCAATCCATTAATATATTCTACTTTTTGAATAGGTTTAGTAGATTTAGTTTTTACTTGTTCTTCTAATTCATTAACTTCTAATTGTTCTTTTTCAATTAATAATTGTTTCTTTTTCTTTTGTAATTCTTTTGTGTTTACTTTTTCTTTTTTATTTGCTCGTCGTGTTTCAAGTGCTTTTTTTCTAGCATCTTGTAATTTTTTTAAATGTTCTGGTGATATAGGTTTTCTAGGTTTTCCATTTTTATTTAATTTAACTGGTTTTCCATTTGCTTTTAATGGAACAGGAGGAGGAGTTGCTTCTGTTCCACCAGCATTAATAGTACTATCTGGAATATTGTAATTTACAATTTTTTTTTCAGGGTTTTCTAGAACTGCATCAAAAATCTCTTCATCATTAATAGGTTCAGGTTCAACAAAACTAACTATTTTATCTTCAATTGTATCTTCTTCTTTATCTTCTTTTTCTTCCTCATATATAAAATTAGGGTTTTCCTCTCCAGTTGACTCATCTACTAAATCATCTACAAAATCATATGCTAATTGTGGAGGAAGATTACTTTTTTCCATCTTATAATATTAATAAATATAAAAAAAATAATCTAAAAATAAATTAAAATTTATCTATTTTACTAAAAATTTATAGAAAAGTTTTTATTCATTTAATCTAATTAAATTAATTAATGTTTTTTATAAAATCATTAACTTTATTTTCACTTATGCTCCTTCTGTTTAATATGAAGAACAACTACAGATTGTCCAGATAAATTAGTAGCAAATGTTTCATCAACATAGCAAAAACTTACATCAAAACTATTCAATCGTATTTCTTGTTCGTTAAGTAAATCTACATACATGAGATTATTAGGTTCATAAAATACTCGTCCTACTTCTGTTTCTTTTGATTGTCTTGGAAGCATGGATAAGATAGTAGAATTATTACCTTTAAAAGCATTTATATTTTTTATAGGAATATTATCTAATCTTACGAATATTGCTCTAGTATTTTGTAATGCAGGGACAGTCGTGCTTTCAACTAAAAATTTATCATTATCACCTCCACCACCTAAAGCAAAAGTATCAATAACTCCTTTATTTAGGAATCCAAATAATTCAGGTGTATTACAACCCCCAGTAAGAGTATAATTTAAACTTGGTTTAACAATAATAACTGGACTTCCATCAAGATTTAAATCTGTATTTTGTAAACCCAAGAAATCGTGAGTTGATGTAGATGCTGGATCATAATTATTCCATGCCCTTCGTTCTAATGACCAACATCTTTGAGTTAATCCACTACCTCTACAAAATTCAAACCATCCCATAAATAAACCATCTGCCTTATCTCCTGCATTATAAACATCAAATAAAGCATTATTAGTAATATTTGAATTTGGACCAAGTGGAGCATTTATACATTTTTCAACACTTAAATTAGCATCTGTAATTGCTGGAGTTGTTTGAACATATAAAACTGGATGTAAACATCTATTCGCCTGATGAATTGGAGATAAATTCATGTATTTAGTTCTTCCATCAACTCCTACATCTTTATATAAATAAATTGTAGTAGCAACATCAGTCGCCGTAAGCATTTCAATTTTCATTTGTTCATTAATTAATGTAAATTTAACTTTTGTATAATTATCAGCATTAGTATCAATATCATATGGAAATCCTATAGCACTTGTTTCACTATAATCAATATCAGCAACATAAATACTATTTTTATTTCCTGCAGTAGCACTTCCTCCTGTTTCAGCAGGGTTAGTAATTGTATGAGCAATAAATAATTCATCATCATATCTATATATTACATAATCACAAAAGAACTCAAATGGCCATTCACCGCCCCTAACTCTACTCCAATATTTAGGTCCCATAACTCTATTGAGATTTAAAGTTCCAGTCGGCGGTGTTCCTAAATTACTTCTACTTAATCCAACTGCCCAATTAACCCCTTTTCCATTAGCATCACTAAAATCTACAATTAGTTCACCATTAATTAAACTCATAGGAAGTTCAGGAAGCATAGCAACAGCAGGATAAGTTTGGTGAGAATTAGCAGTAAATTCTCCATTATTAGTTCCTGCATCTATTCCATAAGTCCAATTTACAGCAGGAATATTATTTATTTGTTGATTTTTTGTAAAACATGATAAAGCATAAGTAGATTTATTATCTGTATTTCCATTATATTCTTCAAGAGTATATGAAAATCCCTTAAATTCATTTGTAGTAGCATCTATTTTTCTTTCAACTGACCAGTACCCCATATGATTAGGATGATGAGAACTTAAATTTAAAGAATTTTGTATCATTCTTGCTAAATCTTCAGTATTAACTCCCATACCACCATTAGCACTTACCCCTGTTAAACCAGTTTGAACTGGATAAGAAGTTGTTTGATATTGTTGAACCGTATCACTTAATACTTGACCGAACCACTGAGCAAATAAATCACCATTTAAATTTAATGAATAAGTTCCATCTACATTAATTTTACAAGATTGAAGTGCTATTTGAGAATTTGCAGGAATAACTATATTGGATGATAATTGATTTTTAAAACTCCATGCTTTATAAATACTATCATCCATACCAAAATTAGTCCGTTCATTTATACGATTTGAAAGAATAATTGAAGTCATTTATATTATAGTATAATATTTTAATTTATTATTAAAAAAAAATATATTATAAATATTATAATGCCTGTTAAAAAAAAGAAAGGACGAACCAAAGTGGCGAAATGTTTACCTTGTAGTGAAGATAAAAGTAAAAATTATGTACCTTTAAAAGCACCACCAAAAACAAATAATAAAATGAATGAAAAAGAAATATTTGATGGAAGTTCTTCAAAAAAATCTAATAAAAAAAAATATTAAAATTTGTATTTTACAATTAAAATATTATATATAATATAAATGCCTCAACATCTAGATAAAGTATATTATGTTCTTGCTGGAATTAACAAACATCAACATTATAAAGATTGTAAATCTAAACTAGACGAAGAAGGAATTCCAATTACAGAAGCAAAAATGCTTGATATGGTGAAAGATTTACCTGAAGGTGAACCGATTGATGAACCCCTTGAACCTAAAGATTACCCTGATAAAAAAGATTTACCCCCCGACTACTAATGCATATCGTTCTGGATATTTTAATTTAAATATATCAAGTTTATCAATTTTTTTATAATAATTATACATGGATTTACATTTTGCTATATCTTTATTCATTTCATAATATTCCTTTTTTTTAGTTGGATTATTTTTATAATATTCCCTTGCTCGTACTCTATTTGATTCCATAAATGTTTCATCTTCTTTCTTTTTTTGATAATGTTCTTTAAATTTTAAAAGTCGTTTTTGATATTGCTCAATTGCTTTTTGGATCATAATATCGTCCATTTATGTTTTCTATAATCT